ATACTTGATCGACAATCCAACGTGCAGAAAACTAATCTCTGCACCAGCTATTGTCGGTGATCATATTGTGAAACGAATGGACGGTGGTATGAAAGAAGTGTTCAGTCGAGTTGCAGAAGGTCATCCTAACAGCCCACTTGCAGACCGCTTTGGTGACAATCGAACTACTGCAAAGAAAAAAGTTGAGAGTGTAGGTAGAAAACATGGGCTAGTCAAAGACGGTTCACATATTGTGCCCAACCTTGGTAATACATACAAGACAACATAAAGGGCGAAAATGTCAAAGAAAAAAGAAATCAACCACTCCGACTTGGTTCAAGTAAAACCAATTACAGACAATCAAAAAGATGTATTTAAAAGTTGGAAAGATGGTAAGAACCAGTTTCTTTGTGGTTGCGCTGGTACAGGGAAAACATTTATATCCTTGTATCTTGCACTAGACGAAGCGTTAAAAAATCAATCACAATACGACAAAGTAATTGTGGTACGTTCTCTCATACCTACAAGAGAGATTGGATTTTTGCCTGGCGATGAAGAAGACAAGGCTGCACTCTATCAAGTTCCTTATGCGAACATGGTACAGTTCATGTTTAAGCAACCGAATGAACAAGCGTTCAATATTTTATACGACAGATTAAAATCTCAAGGAAGCTTCTATTTTCTATCGACATCTTTTTTGCGTGGATTGACTTTTGACAATGCAATCATCATCGTGGACGAATGTCAGAACCTAAACTTCCATGAGTTAGATACCATCATCACAAGAGTCGGGCAAGATTCCAAAATATTTTTCTGTGGTGATTTTATGCAAACAGATTTAACTAAACAGAACGAAAAAAATGGGTTACATGACTTCATGAGAGTCCTAGAAGAAATGGATGAATTTAATATTACCGAATTTACGATTGGTGATATTGTCCGTTCGGGATTTGTGCGAAGTTATCTCATCCAAAAAACTAAACTAGGATTGGGATTTGAATAATGGCTTATAAACTTTCAACAAGATCACGAGAAAGACTAATTGGACTCGATTCCAAACTAAAAGAAGTTGTCTCTCTTGCGATTACATATACAAAAATAGACTTTGGCGTTATCGAAGGATTACGCACTGAAAACCGACAGAGAGCATTGGTAGAATCTGGTGCATCTCAAACAATGAAATCAAAACACCTAGAAGGTCGAGCAGTTGACCTGATGGCTTACGTTGATGGTCGTGGGTGTTGGGAATTGAATGTCTATGATGAAATTGCAGATGCAGTAAAACGTGCAGCTATTGAAACTGATGTTACAGTTCGTTGGGGTGCAGCTTGGACTGTCACTGATATTCGTGAATGGAAAGGTACTATGGAAGAGGCAATGAACTCTTACGTTGATACCAGAAGGAGTCAAGGACGCAGACCGTTCATTGATGCTCCACACTTTGAATTAATGTAAGGATATATAATGAGCACATTTCGTTTTAAACATATTGAAACTGACCTACCAGAACTAACAACAAAAACAATCGACAGAAAAAGATACTACATCACACCAGAAGGTAAAGAGTATCCATCCATCACCACTGTATTATCTAACAGAGGTAAGGAAGGATTATTCGAGTGGCGCAATCGAGTCGGTCATGAGGTTGCAAATTATATTTCTGGCAAGGCTGCAAAACGTGGAACTGCGGTTCACCATATGTGTGAGGAATATTTGAACAATGTCTCATTTATTCAAGACGATTGGTGGATAGAAAAACAGAAGAACTTTCTTCCATTTTGTCTGTTCAATCAACTAAGGAATGGAGTCTTACAACGTATAAATAATATTCACGCACAGGAATGTGGGCTGTATTCAGATAAATATGGAGTAGCTGGTAGAGTTGATTGTATTGCAGAATATAATCGAGTGTTGTCTATTATAGACTTCAAGACATCTACCTCTGAACGTAATGATGAGTATAATGAGAACTACTACATACAGACCGCTGCCTATGCAGAGATGTATGAAGAAAGAACTGGTATACCTACAGACCAAATTATCATTCTAGTGGTGACTGAGGACGGTCAAGTACAGGAGTTTATAAAAAGTAAACAAGAGTACCTACCACTATTAGAGGAAGCAATCAATGAGTTTAACGTTTCATAGTGCAGCTGCAGAAAAAGTAAAGCAGATTATGGATGAAGATCCAGATGTCACTGAGGACACAAGTTTGCGTGTGTTCATAGAGGGAGGCGGTTGTTCTGGTTTCCAATATGGATTTACATTTGACCAAACGAAAGAGGAAGATGAAGTGGTAGTTACAGACGGTGTAACACTTGTGGTTGACCCACTAAGTTTACAATACCTAGATGGGGCTGAGATTGATTATTCAACAGATCATTTTTCATCGCAGTTTGTCATTCGTAACCCAAACGTGCAAACGACTTGTGGGTGTGGAAGTTCTTTCGCAGCTTAGGGGTTGACATTACCTATAAAAATTTGTTAGTATATATATTAACGTATTCGATGATACGAGTTGGAAATTGTTTAGGACGGCGGTGCAACTCCGCCCGCCTCCACCAAAAGAAGATTAGAATGTTAAAAGAAAGAGAGAACAGTGAAGATAAAGAAATTTATTTTGAGAGATGCCTCAAAATGGGGATTTCGAGTTTACATATTATGGAGCATATGCGCCGATATTGCACTGATTTCTGGAATCGTTTATCTAGTCTTTTTTTGAGGGGGGCGTACTTAGATTCGACTGGGCAACTAGTAGACAAGTGGAGAATACGAGGCTAACCACCTTAACGGTTAATATAACTGCCAACGATAATTGGTACTATGAGGATTATCGCTTAGCTGCATAACCTCATCGGGGTTTTGGCCCACCTTGTTATCCAACGGGCCTCCTTTTATTATGAGATTCTTATGCAGACTTCAAAGACATTTTCACTCAAGATAGAACAGATCGCTCTTGAGAAAAATATAACGCACATGGATGCGGTGTTGTGGTATTGTTCTAAAAATGAAATAGACCCTTCTACAGTTGCAAGACTAATTAACAAAGCATTGAAAGAAAAAATAGAAGTCAATGCAGCAGATTTAAACTTCCTACCTAAGCAAGCCAAACTACCGATATAAATGCAACCCATTGAAGTTTATTTGATGTATTGTGCAATGAAAGCACATTTTGGAAAGGGTGATTATGACTTTCATAAGTTTGGTGGAAAATCCAAAGTCTCCAGAGATTCTTTCTACAAGAGAAATGACCGTTTGTTTTTTGTTCGTCTTAGTAGGAAATACAAAGAGTATGACTACATCAGAAACTACCTTGTTTCCAATTTTGTCAGGGCGAGTAGAGATGGTTGGATAGGACACTTCCATGAGAAAATTTATGAGGATTGGGAAAAGTATATGCAGAGCTTGACTTATAATTTTGAACAGGAGTTATCACCACACGTTGATGACTTTGAAAAACTATTTGAAGTGCCAGAGGGTTCTCACCCATTACTACTTAAAGAATACTTTGGTAAACGTGTATCACTAGAGACACTAATCATACTGGACGAACTTGTTCAGTATGTTGACGATTGGGACAAAAAAATGTGGGAAGATATTTTGTGGCCAGACATAAAAAAATTGATGACTGACTACCAAAAGTTCTTGACAATACCCAAAGAAAAGTGTAAGATGGTATTATTGAAATTAATTAAAAAGGATTGACGAAATGGACTTATCATATTCATTAAACACACTTTACTTTTTGTTATCTGGCGTACTTGTTATGTGGATGGCAGCTGGTTTTACCATGCTCGAGGCAGGGTCAGTTAGAAGTAAAAATGTAATCGAGATATTATTAAAGAACGTAGCACTATACAGTGTCGCCTCTATAGGATTTTTACTAGGCGGATATAGTCTTATGTATGGTTGGGGTGATATAGATACACATTCTGTTTACTCTGATTTCTTTTTCCAAGTCGTGTTTGCCGCAACCGCTATGTCGGTTGTGTCAGGTGCAGTCGCAGAGAGAAAGAAACTATGGACATTCCTATTATTTGCGGCAATATTTACAACGGTCATATACCCGATACAAGGGTCATGGAGTTGGGGTGGAGGCTGGTTAAGTGAGAGAGGATTCTCTGACTTTGCTGGTTCGGGTATTGTGCATATGGCAGGAGCTGCAGCCGCACTCGCTGGTGTCTTGATACTTGGCGCTCGTAGAGGAAAGTATTCAGAGGATGGAACACCACAACCGATTCATGGTTCTAACTCCGCCCAAGTCGCACTAGGGACACTCATCTTATGGATGGGTTGGTTTGGATTTAATGGTGGTTCACAACTAGCAATCAGCGGTATAGAAAATGCAGACGCAGTTGCAAAAATATTTGTTAACACAAACACCGCAGCGGCAGCTGGACTTATATCTGCTATGATTCTAAGTAAACTATGGTTAGGTAAAACCGCACTGAACGCAACGACAAATGGTGCTCTCGCTGGATTGGTAGTTATTACTGCTGACCCATTAACACCCTCACCAGAAATTGCAATACTATATGGTGCATTAGGTGGACTATTGGTTCCCTTTGCAATGAGTTACCTTGAGAAGAAAGGAATTGATGATCCAGTAGGCGCTATCAGTGTGCATGGAGTAGCAGGGATTTTAGGACTTATGTTAGTTCCCATATTAAATAAGGACGCTAGTTTCTTGGAACAAGCAATCGGAACAGGTGCAATATTTGCATTTGTATTCGGTACTTCATATGTAATATGGTTAGCACTAGATAAGACCGTTGGTATTAGAGTCGGAGAACAGGAAGAAGTCGGTGGTTCAGATATGTGGGAAGCTGGAGAGAAGGCGTACCCCTATTTCATGAAGGGTCATGGCGAGTAAAAGTTCTTGACAATACCCTATAGAAAGGTGTAGAATGGTTACTACAAAATTGATTGCAAAGGAGCAATAAGATGGACGTTAAAATGAGTGATGTCAAAAGAGATACTATGATGCGTAGAAACGCATTTCTTGAAACTGACAACGAAAAACTCGTTAGTCAACTTAAAGAACTTAAGTTTGATTGTGCAGAACTTCAACGTGATAATGAACAGATGCGAGAAAGAATCAAGACACTCGCAACTCGTACACCAGAATGGCCAAGGGGCTATAGACCAACAAGGAAGAACTTCAAGAAAAATGCCAAATAACTTTGTGCATTGGACGGAGAGATTTTCGTTGGTTAAATTAGTAGATTACATGGGTAGCGATTTAACAGTCGTTAACGCTGCTCGTGTTTCTTTCGGTAAACAGAAATTTGAGTTTGAAGACGGTGACGAAAAGTTAATCAAATATCTTGCGAAACACAATCACTGGAGTCCATTTGGTCATTGTTCAGTACAATTCCATATCAAGGCTCCTGTGTTCGTTGCACGACAGTTAGTGAAACATCAAATTGGTTTAACGTGGAACGAGATATCAAGACGGTATGTAGACAATGAACCAGAATTTTTTGAACCTGATGTCTGGAGAGGTGCTGCAGACAACAAGAAACAAGGTAGTTCCGATGAATCAATTGACATTAATCCAAAAGATGATATGGTCAACGATTACCAACAAGCAGTAAATAGAGCAAAGTGGACGTATGAAGAACTTCTAAGGAAGGGTGTATGTCCAGAACAAGCTCGCATGGTTCTACCACAGAGTATGATTACTGAATGGTACTGGAGTGGAACACTGTATGCGTTTGCAAGGGTATGTAACCTACGATGCAAACCAGACGCACAGCAAGAGACTAGAGAAATTGCAAACATGATCGACAAGGAATGTGGAAAACTGTTTCCGATTAGTTGGAGTGCATTAATTGATTAAACAGCTGGACAATAAGATTGCATATGTTTATGGCAATGGTGAATCCAGAAAGGGCTGGGATATCAATCGTGATAGCTATCACGGTCAACAAATTGAAGGTGTTACGACTTGGGGCTGCAATGCAATCTATCGTGACAATATCGTAGATAATCTGGTGTGTGTTGATTACGGTATGCAACAGGAGATATACGAATCTGGTTATCCATTAGAGAACACTTGCTGGTTTCTGGATTGGGACATACTACCACCAGAGTTTAGTGGGTTAGAAATTATTAGAAAACAACATAAAGTTATTCATGAAAACACACCAACTGATGAAGGGTGTGTTGTCAACGGTAAAGACGATGGTGATTTGTATATCACTTGGATAACTAGGGAAAATGAAATATGTGATATTCCATATCCCAAAGATTGGAGCTCAGGTACAACCGCAGTTCATCTTGCGTGTCAACAGGGAGCAACAGAATTATTTTTACTCGGTTTTGATTTGAGTATAAATAATATTTACGAGGGTACTAAAAATTATCCTAAGCAGGTGGAACATCCAGAGTGGAAACTTCAACTACTGACTACGTTCAAAGAATTTCAAGGAACAAAGTTTTATTGGGTTGAACCACAACATCCACTTGTAGATGGTGATACTCTCGAAAATTTAAAATACATAACATACGTTAATATACGTTAACATAAGGAGAAATATATGTCTTTAGACACACTCAAAAAGTCAAGTTCGCTTGACAAACTACTCAACGCAGTAAAAGAAGATTCTGCACCTCAAGATAAGAAGTCCTACAAGGATGATCGCTTGTGGAAACCAGTACTGGATAAGGCTGGTAACGGTTATGCAGTTATCCGATTTCTTCCAGCAGTCGATGGTGAAGATTTACCTTGGGCTAAGGTTTGGAATCATGCGTTTCAAGGGCCTACTGGTCAATGGTATATCGAGAACTCTCTCACTACCATCAGTCAGAAAGATCCTGTTTCTGAACACAACACAAGGTTGTGGAACACTGGTCTGGAATCAGACAAAGAACTTGCTCGTAAGCAAAAGAGGAAGTTGCAATACTTCTCTAATATATACGTTGTGAGCGATGCTAAGCACCCTGAGAACGAAGGAAAAGTATTCCTGTACCGTTATGGTAAGAAAATCTTTGATAAGATTATGGAAGCGATGCAACCAGCGTTTGAGGATGAGAAAGCAATCAATCCGTTTGACTTCTGGGAAGGTGCGAACTTCAAATTGAAAATTCGTAAGGTTGATGGTTTCTGGAACTATGACAAGTCAGAGTTCGATGCAGTAAGTCCGTTATTCGATGACGATGCTGAAATCGAGACATTGTGGAAGATGCAATATCCTCTCGCAGAGCATACTGCTGCAACTAACTTCAAGTCGTATGGTGAGTTAAAAACTCGTCTTGATGCGGTCTTGTCTGGAACGGTATCTGTTGGTAACGTAACTGATGAATTGCAAGATGAACCAGTTGCTACACCGAAGGTTGATACCAAACCTGTTGAAGCTTCAACTTCTAAGGATGATGAAGCAGATACAATGGAATACTTTGAGAAGTTAGCCAACGCATAAAGGCCGGGCACGCCACTCGATGTCAAACTAGTCCCTGATCTAATCGAGAAACGTCCATACCCCTCTAGGCGCCTGCGAGAGGGGTATTTTTTTATGCTCAAGAATTTCGATATCCCCTAACAATTTACGTTCAATCGTGAATTCGTGCAAAAAATTGGGTCATGTTCACATCTACCACAGCTGTCTCGGGGTAATAGTTAACATCGCCCATTTTCCTGCTATTATCCGCATTATTCTGCACATTCACTGGGGGAAGAGGATGATACCTTTCCTCTGTGTCACGTTGACGTATAAGATCGTACGCCTTCATGAAACCTGATTGTGACAATAAGTTGCTTCCTATAAGGGAAGCAATTTTTTTATCATCTTTTTGTATGCTTAATTCATGTTCCGCTTGTTCCTCATCTAATTTTTTTCCTGCTTTGGTTCTCTCTAGAACATTGGTCTTCCATAAATCTTTAGCTTGCGACCCAAAGAGGTCGGCAACGTTTATGCCTGCTCCAAATTCCTCCTGAACATCCTTGTTCAAATCCACCCCAGCTTGCAATCCCATTGCACCCATGCCTTCTGCACCTTTCCTTGGATCGTAATCTTTAAGGCGTTTTTCATCATCCTCCGTTAATTCAATCTGCGGTGATGGTTTGTCTTCTATCCCCAACAGTC